CCGTTCCGCCCACGGACTCCGCCAGCGACACGGCGAGAGCCTCCGTGTGAGCCTTGCCGATGACCTTGCCGCGGGGGAGGCGGACCAGGAAGGTCTTCTCGCCAGCGCGGGCCAGGCGCCCGGTGCGCTTCTCAGTGGGGCGCATGCCTTCGCAGGAGAAGTCCAGGGAATCGAGGGTGGCGGTTTGGTCGAGCATGGGTTCCTCCGTGGTTTGATAGATATAGCTATTCCTATGTGCGGAGTCAATAGGCTTGGCTATGACCCATGTCGTTTTTCTGATTCGGGTGGTTACGTGTGCGACATCGATACGTCGAGACGCGCTCCGGGAATGGAGCTACCGTTCGCCTGTGGACCAATCGAACCTGGAGGGAGCCGCGGAACATGCGCTCCGATCGGCTGGGGTCGACGGAACATCAGCCGTGTCGATGCTGATGGTGGCGCGCCGGGTGCTCGGCTCGGACGCTGTTCGAAGGGTGCCAGCCTCAGCTCTGCCACGCGGAGCATCGGCCACGCTTTCGAGGCTCGATGGGCAGGTGCGCATCTACCTTCGGCGCGGGTTGTCACCCATCGAGGAGCGCTTCGCCATCGCTCACGAACTCGGGCACCACATCCTCGACCATCACCGGGAGGAACGGTCGCCCTTGCTGGAGCTCGAGGCGGACTACGTCGCGGCGTGTCTCGTCATCCCTCATCGAGCACTACGAGACGCGAGGCGGGAACTCGGGGACGATATCGCCGGGCTGGCCGAAGTGTTCCAAGCCTCACAGACCGCGGTGGCTCTTCGACTCGGGGAAGCGGGGGCTCTTCCTGCCGTCATCGTCGTCTCACCACAGTTGGTCCGCGTGCGGTCGCTCTCGGAGGTCTCGTTGCCGCCAGAGTCAGACATCCGACGCCTGGCGACGGCTCGAATCCGCGACGTGCGTCGGGTAGCCGGCCCAGGGGTCCGACGCGCAAGACTCACGGACGATCGGCAGCGGGTGGCGCTACTGCTGGACGACGAAGCTGTGGCGTAGCCTCACCTTCTGGTGATGGCCGTGTTGATGGCCAGAACGACGCCCTACCCATTCCCTCGGTCCAGACACGGCATTGGTCTCAGCGCCGGCTGTGCCTATACGAACCCAGTACGACCTGGGCCACTTCACGTACATCGCGACCAAAAATACCGCAACGAACAGCTCGACGAATCCGATAACCCGGCTGCTTGAGCAATCGACCAAGATGCAAGAGCCGGCGGCGAGCGCCAGCAGCAGACCAAAGAACGATGAGGAGTGGCCTTGGCTGGACGTACGATGACACGCTCGTCACGTTGGCCAGCGCATAAGTGGTGCTGTTGATCACGATGCGATGGGTTGTCACGCGAACGGAGCGATCCACGAACAGGTCCGTCTCCTCGCCTGTCATCGAGCCCCCTTCCGCTTTGGGCCACGCTTGACCGATTCAACAGACGGAAGCGTTTCCTCTTCCATGGTGGCGCCAACTGCCGCGCCGCGCTTGAGCTGCTGCGTCCCTCGAAGCATCTGGTAGAGCTCCTCTGGCGTAGGCCGCTCCGCTCCGCTCGCGAGCGTCGACACCACATCCAGTACGGTGCCCTCGGAGACTCCGCGCGTCATCGCGGCGACCACGTGTGCACGCTCGGACTCGTCGAGGTGAATCGTGTCTGGAAGGAAGTGAAGACTGTCTCGAACTGGGCGCGTTGGCACCGTCGAGGTCTCAGCGCCGAGAATCTTCCAGAGCGGCTGCCCCGTCACCTTGGCGAACCGGCGGGCGGTCTCGAGGCTCGCGCCGCCCACGCCGTTCAGGAAGTCCGAAATCGACGGCTGCGACCGGCCGATAGCCTTGGCCATGCTGGTGACGTTTCCGCCGAACAACTCGTCCTTCGCCAAGCGCATCGCATCCCGGAGCCGCTCGTTTTCGTCATGCGCCAAGTCCGCCATGGACCTGATGGTAGAACGAGTGCCGATAGGGAAGGTTATGTTCGAGACACGATTTGCTCTTGACTCTGGCATAGCTATCCCTATACCTATGGGCCATGGTGAACACGAAGGGCCGAGAGGCTTTGCAAGACCATATGAGGGCCCTCGAGTTGTCGCAGGGCGGTTTGGCCGATTTGGTTGGGGTGAAACAACCGTCGGTGTCCGCTTGGCTGAGCGGGGATAGTCGACCGGACACGGAACAGCGCGACATTCTCGCCTTGGTCCTGAGCATCCCTCGCGAGTGGTGGCGGACCGAGGAAGAGCAGGCGCGCATCGATCAGATTGCGGTGGCTGCCAAACCCGACGACACGGGCACCTTCCACCGGTGCGACTGCGAGAAGGCGAAGAGCGGGACGGAGGGCTGAGATGCAACTGTCCATTGCGAAGATTCGCCTCGACGGCGGAACGCAAACACGCGAGTCACGCGACGAAGAAACAGTCGCGGAGTACGCGGAGGCGATGCGCGGCAATGCGACGTTCCCACCCGTCGTCGTCTTCCACGATGGGACGGACCATTGGCTTGCTGATGGCTTCCATCGTGTTGATGCTGCGGTGTCCGTCGGCAAGAAGTCGATACAGGTGGACGTCCGGCAGGGGACTCGTCGTGACGCTATCCTGTTTTCGGTAGGGGCCAACGCGGCGCACGGACTCAAGCGCACACGGGCTGACATGCGCCGCGCGGTCACTGTCCTGTTGACCGATGAGGAATGGTCCCACCGTTCCGACCGCTGGATTGCTACGCAGTGCGGCGTGTCGGACAAGACCGTCGCATCAGTGCGCAAGTCAATCATTGCGGAACTTCCGCAATGCCCAACGGAGCCCACCCGCACCACGAGCGACGGGCGGGAATACCCCGCCAAGCGCAAGCCCAAGTCGCGCAAGCCTGCACCGGAGCCGAGCGAAGCGGAGCCGGAGACAGAGCCGGTCGAAGCGACCGAGCCTGCCAGCGAGAAGCGCCCCAAGCTGGCGCTGGTGGAAGACGATGAGGAAGTCATCGAAGAGCCCCCTGCCGATGACGAAGAGGACGAAGAGGAAACCGACATCGCAAAGTCGATGCGGCTGATCTGGGAAGTCGACGACTGCATTCGAAAGACGCTGGCCGACTTCCCGCTGTCGCAACTTGATGAACTGGAAGCAATGGTTGGCGGATGGGCCACACGATTGGAGAACATGTGCAATGAGCGACGAGTTGGAAACGCTTGATATCAGTCCTAGCACCCATCTGATTCAGAGCCTTGCGACGCAAAGTCTCACCTACAGCAAGGCACTGTGCGAGATGATTGACAATTCTCTCGACGCTGGCGCAACGACGGTCACGATCGAATTTGGGAAGCCTCGCAAGGACGGAGCGCAACACATCCTCGTGTCCGACAACGGCGAAGGGTGCAAGTCTCTCGTGCCGCTTGTGCGCTTCGGCAGCCATGAGCCGCACGATAAGAAGCGGAACATTCTCGGCCGTTACGGTATTGGCGCAAAGGATGCGATGCTTTGGCTCGGCGGCGTCGATTCTTGCGCATCTGTCAAGAGCGTACATGGGGGTGTGGTCAGACGCCTCAACCTCAGATGGGCAGACTTGTGCAAGTCCAGTTCTTGGACCGTCAAGGCTTCGGACATTCTCCGGCCAGACAAGCCGTCGGCGCCTGGAGACATCGGAACGCACGTTATGGTCAAACCGGTGATTCGCCGCGTTCCGGAAGGCAAAGAGTGGGACAAGTTGCTCGAATTGCTCGGGTACATCTACACACCAGCGATCAACGATGGCAAGCAGATCGTGTTGGTCAACGGAAGGCGTGGGCAGCTCCCAACCCCTCTGACGCAGTGGCACAGACCGGAACTCGAGCCGGGGTACGTCAACGAAACGATCGATGTCAACGGCAAGCGCGCTCAAGTCTGCGTTGGCATCGTCGCAGACGGCGTTCCCAACGAACGGCCAGGCATCACCTACTTTCACGGGTTCCGCGTCATCCAAGCGGCGTCGAGTCGAGGTTGTGCCCCGTATGGCGTCCGCCGCATTTCTGGTTCCGTGAGGCTCAGTCGAGAGTGGACGCTGAACAAGAACAAGGACGGTGTCGCCAAGGACGAGAACGCGTTGTACGGAGCTGTGTTCGACGCTTGCAAGTCGGTTCTTGAACGGGCTGAATGCAGGACGCAGCAACTCGAATCGGCAGCGCTCCTGAATCGGGCTGAGTCGTTCGTGAACAATGTACTTGCCCCGCCGAACACCAAGGCAAAGCGAGACAAGGGCAGCACACACGGGACCAAGCGGCCCACTGGAGACGGTGCCAAGCACAAGAATGCAAAACAGACGCAGCCCGGTCACACGTTCACGAAGGGACTTCGCGGGAACGTTCGCATCGAACTGATCGAATGGCCCAACGACGAGCGCATCGGGCACTACGAACTCGGCGGGTCCGTTCTCGTCAACAAGTCGCACCCAGCCATTCAAGGGATTCTCGACGCTCAGAACGATATGGGACTCGTGCAGGTTGTTCTTGCGTTGGTCGGCTCGTGGCACGCCGTTCACCCATTGGACAACCGAGGGCAAGGACTGCTTCGTATGGATCGAAACGGCGACATGGTCGAGCAGTTTGCGCTCTTCTACGGGCGCGCTCTCTTGTCGGCGGTGGTCGATGGCAAGTCGATTCTTGAGGCTGCCAAGGCTGTCGTTGCGGCCAGTGCAGGAACAGAAGGCTGAACCATGCCATCCGAACCAGAGAAAATCTTCGAGGTCGAGGGCGAGCTGTGCATGAACATCTCGGCGATGCTCAGTTGGTTCGCGGAACTGGACCTCGATGAAGTGGGCAACCCGGTAGCGCGCGGCACCATCGAGCGCTTCCAGCGTCGCGCACAGCGCGTGCTCGCCGTCGAGTCCGCAACCTCCGGTCGTACCGTGGGCCAGATCCTCTCTGACGCGTGGGGACCAGGACCGCTTGAGGCTGGCGAACGGAAGCCTGGAAGCCGGTACACCGTGAAAACCGATGACCTGTTGGCATGGCTGGACAGACCAATCCGATCGGTAGGTGCCTGAATGCGACTCCGCCTCATGCCCAAGGGCTACCGCCACCCGGTCTTTCTCGACGCTCGAGGCGATTGGTGCCGCCTTGTGGGGCGCCTGTTCTGGCTTCGGAGGGCTGTGTAGATGCATCTTCGGGATACCCAGTTTGACGTTGGGCCCGGACTCATCGGCGTGGTGCTTATCGTCGTAGTGGCTGCCGTTGCGGCAGTGGTTGTTGGCACCTACCGCGCCAGCGACTGCAAGGCCGCGTGTGATCCGAACCCCGTCCAGTCGTGCGGCTGGTCGATCGTGTGCGCGGAGGACAAGTAGATGCCCTGTGTCCCATTCAAGTCCGCTGATGGTTCCGTGATTGGTATCGCGTGCAGTCGAGGTCCCAAGACGCGATGCAAGTGCGGCCGAGTCGCAACCCTGCTGTGTGACTGGCCGTTGCGCGGGCCAAAGGAGGGCCAGACTTGCGACCGCCCGATGTGCTCGCGATGCGCAACGAACGTGGGCCCCGACCGTGACTACTGCCCCGCGCATGCGGAGATGAGAAAGAGTCCTCCCTAACCTCCCCAGCGTCCGTACCAGCCCCGCAGCCACCAGGCCCGGGGCTTTCGAGGTGCCGGCCACACGGCCGATGAGATCAACCGCGAAACAACGATGCCATCCACAATCTACCAGAACGGAGGTGATCAGTGTCGCACAGCACAGCCCGCGACGCGTGTAGACCCTACGCGCTTCCCGTCGGCCAGACTGAACGACGGGCCCAGGACGACGGCTGACACCGCCCAATGTTGCCTGGGAAGCACGGTAGGGGTGCAACCACCCGGTGGAACATGGGCGTTGCCGCAAGACACCGGACGGGAGGCTCACAGCATGCTGCTCGGCTCTCTGACCCCAGGGAGTCAGTGCCGACGGCGGAGCAAGCCAGGTTCGACTCCTGGGCACCCCGCAGGCTCTACAGAGAATCCCGAACGCCGGGGCAACAGACCAGGCGTGACAGCCGGAGAGACGGCATTCGGAGGACACGTCTGAATGCTCGCCACCGATCGCCACCTGCCCACCCACGCTGAGGTCGTGCTCGTGATGTCGCAGAACATCCTCTACCACGGCCGCATCCCGGTCACTCGGTGGGGCTTGGTGCTCGCGATGACTCTGGTGCAGTGGGAGCTGCGTAGGCCGCTGGCTGGCCGCGAGAACTGAGGGAGGAACACGATGGGACAGATGACGTTGGCGTTGTTGGTTGGGGTTGAGTACGCGGATGCCGACCCCGAAGCCGCATGGGAGAAGATGGAAGACCTCTCCGAGGCGTGGCGAAAGTCGGGCAAGAATCGAGGATGGGGGCAGGCCGAATGTGTTGAGTTCCCCTACGAGGACGGGCGCTTCCTTGTAGGGTTCTACGCGCTGGGGTGCCCTGACTTCCTCGAGACGGCCATGCCTCTCGATGAGATCGAGTCGTCGGAGCCGTTCAAGTCGAGCATCGCGCACGCCGAAAAGACATGGGCGGAGTTCGCAACCTTCGCATCGGATCGAGGCTTCGACTTCGGACCAGCGAGGCTCTGGATCACGCCGACCGAGGTCGCCTGACAAAACGAATGTGCCCGGCTGGTACCCGGGCACACACGGAGGTTGATTGCAATGCAGAACGTAGCAACGATTCGGGATGAATGCAACGCCAACCATGCTGGAAAGGATACGACCCAGGCGCCAGGCCCGTCAGTGGCCAAGCCGAGGCGTGCGTCTGACTACGCGGTAGCCCAGTGCAAAGGCGTTGCGTCGAGGGCGTTTGCGATCGCCCTGGGCGCAGCTGGAATGAGCCAGCGTGCAGCTGCTGACGCTGCTGGCGTGTCGCGCAACCTCGCCACCTGGTGGAGTGACGCTGACCACCCGCGCACCGTGCCGCTTGGGCGATTGCTGACCATGGCCGAGTCCAGCCGCAGGGGACGTGACGTGGCCTTGGCAACGCTGACGGCGGCCCTGTCCCATGTTCAGTACGCCTCGCACATCACGGACCGGTCTCGCTCGCTGCGTGACCTAATGGACGACCTGCACGCGGAGGTTGGCGACGTTGCCGCCGAGTGGCGCACTGCCATGCTCGATGGGTCCATCGATGCCGAAGAACGCAAGTCCCTCTCCGAGAAGCTGGCGGACGTCGAGATGGCGCTGGCATCGCTTCGCCACGAGCTTGCCAGGGAGGAAGGCTGATGTACATCATCGTCCACGAAGGCAAGCGCCTCGCGATCTGCGGCCGCGACGGGTTCTCCAGGCTGCGTCAGTGCCCGGTCGGTTCGGAGATGCGCCGAGTGAGCGACGGCGCCCTGCTCGCGACGCTCACCGAGTTCAGCATTTTCCGCATTCTCGACCATGCATGAGGCTTATCTAGATGGCACAAATGCGACTATTCCACCTCACCGACGAAGAGCGTGCCGATCGGTTCGCTCAGCTCGTGCAGAAGCTCCAGCTCCGCGCCTGGCACAAGTCCGAGCGCAAGCGCGTCATGACCGAGGAGAAGGAAGCGATCGACACGATCGACGATGAAATCGCCTCGATGGTTGCGGACCTCGGAGACGAGGACGTCGAGCGCGCGGTTGCCGCTGCCACGGATTCAAGCGGCGTCGTTACGAAGATTCGGAGGGCGAAGTGATACTGACGCTCACCAAGGACCTGCGGGTCGAGACCAGCCCGGGCAAGGCTGAGTTTATCCTGCAGCGTCTACACACCATCGGCGAGACCAGCGTTTCTGGCAAGCCTTCGGTTCGCGCCGGGGAAGAGGTGTGGCGCGCGGTCGGATACTTCGGTTCGCTGGAGTCCGCGCTGCACCGCGCCGTCGACCACCACGTCGCTGGGCTTGAAGGCTCGATGACGCTCACCGATGTGGTGCGAGAGATTCGTGGGCTCAAGGCTGCAATTGCGGAGGCGACCCAGTGTTAGCCTACCTCGCAAGCCCCTACACGCACGACGATCCCGCCGTCGAAGTGCAACGCTTCGAAGCCGTCTGCGACGTGGCCGGCCGCCTTCTGCTGGCAGGGCATCACGTGCTGTCACCGATCGCTCACACCCACCCGATCGCGGTCCGCGGCGGATTGCCAGGCGGCTTCGGATGGTGGCAAGCGTACGACCACGCGCTCATCGACGGATGCGCTGAGGTCTGGGTGTGCATGCTCGACGGATGGCGCGGGTCCGATGGCGTCACGAAGGAGGTCGCCTACGCTCGTAAGTGCGGCAAGCCTGTGCGGTGGGTGTTTCCAGAGACGCTCGAGGTCGTAGACCACGACCCGGACGGCCCGGACGAGGTGATGTGGTGAACCGCCAGGAGATGAGGACCAGGATTCGTCGTGCCGCGGCCGCATTCGCCGACGAGCTCGCCGACATCATCGAGGAGTCGGCCAAGGCGCCTGGCCCCCGCAAGCCGCGTTCGGCGAAGGTCGAAGCGTCGGAAGAGGCGATGCAGGAAGCCCGCAGCATGATGCGAAGGAGGAAGCTCGGATGACCAGCAGGAGGAAGCCGGGGACCGGAACGATCGTACTGGACCGCGGAGTCTATCGCCCCAGGATGCCTCGTTGCATGGGGCGAAAGCCCCTCGACCCGCAGCCGACCTACGAGGCCGCAGAGCGCATCCTGGACGCCGCAATTGCCGTCCACCAGCAGGACGGCATCCTGCCCATCGACGGTGACACGTGGTCGACCGTGGCGCACCGGTGGTTCGATTCGCTCCCAAACAAGGACCGTCTCTCTCGGTCCTACGGCGGAGCAGTGGGGCGCGTGTCGAAGGAACGGTGGACGCGTCTGCCCATCGACACCATCGCTCGCCGCGATCTGCTGCTGTGGCTGGATACGCGCTTTGCGCAGTGGAGCGACGGCGACGGGTATTCGCGCAACACCACAGCTCTTGATCTGTCCGTCGTAACGCAGGTGTTTCGGTACGCGCTCGACCGCGAGATGATTCAGGTCGACCCGACCCATCGTGTCAGCATGCCTCGAGGGTGGAAGGCTGACGACGCGTGGACGTTTCTCACGATGGGCGAGCTGCGATCCATCATCGGCAACGACAGCATCATGGCGCGCGACCGTGCGATCGTAGCCTTTCTCGTCGGCACCGGCCTGCGTCGATGGGAATGGCTGGCGCTCCACCTGGCCGATGTCAGGCCAGACGGGATCGTCATCCGCTTCGGGTCGGAGAACGACGGGCCCACGAAGAACAAGAAGGTGCGCATCCTGCCGTGGATGCCGCTTGCGGCGCGTGGATGGGAGGTGTGGACGACTTTGGTGATGCCCGAGCACACTAGCCGCAACCCCAAGGGTCTCGCCTTCCCAGGCCCATTCGGCGGCTACTACGGCAAGTGGTTTGACCGCGTGTGGCGTACGGTGCTCGAGAAGGCCGGCATCACCCGACGCGTTCGCCCGCATGACCTGAGGCACACCGCGGCGTCGGCGCTCGTTAGCGGGTACTTCGGCAAGCCGCCCACCATGATCGAGGTCCGGGACTTTCTCGGGCACTCGTCGTTGAAGCAGACGGAGCGCTACGCCCACCTCGCCGAAGGGCATCTCGATCGCATGGCCCTGGAGAGCGTGGACACGTTGGGTCAACTCCTGCCGCTCGTGGTTCAAGCCGCGAACGAATCCGCTTTACTGGCCGGCGTATCCGACGATCGGCAATGCAAGGGCGGCATAGATTGCCACGACTTGTATGCGGTTGTCATCGTTGATGATTTCGACGACGTCCGGCCCACTCACGTGGGCCACGATGCGCTTCTGGATCTGGAGATAGCCAGGGCCTGGACGCCCTGGGGGCCGCGCATGCCTCAGCTCATCGGCGACCCGCGGAACATGTCCGAGCAGCTCAGGGCGGCGGAGGGGCGATGCTGACCTTCACCGCGCTGTTTCCGTTCTGCGGGTTGGGTGGTGGCGCCCGCGGGTTCCTCGATGCGCAAGTCAAGCTGCTCGGTGTCGATGCCCAGTTCCGAGCCATCGGCGGGATCGACAACGACCCTTCGAGCTGCAAGGACTTCGTCTACCTCACCGATTCGCCAGCGCTGTGCACGGACATCGCGACCATGACCGTCGAGCAGCTCCGCGACTTCGCGGGGGAGCGCGCGCCCGACGTCGTGTTCATGAGTCCGCCGTGCAAGGGCTTCTCGGGGCTTCTGTCGAAGGCCGCGGCTCGGTCGTCGAAGTACCAGGCGATGAACCGGCTGGTGGTCCAGTTCGTCAAGCTCATGCTCGACGCGTGGGGCGCCGATCCCCCGGGACTCGTCCTGCTCGAGAACGTCCCCCGCATCGCCACCCGGGGCGCTGGCCTTCTCCGTCGCGTTCGCAAGATGCTACGGGCCGCGGGTTACGTCTTCCACGCCGGGTCGCATGACTGCGGCGAGCTCGGCGGCCTCGCCCAACATCGTCGTCGGTACCTGCTCGTCGCGCGACACCCGGGGAAGGTACCCCCGCTGCTCTACCAACCTCCGAAGCTGCGGGTGCGCGCATGCGGCGAGGTGCTCGAGCAGCTCCCCATTCCAGGCGGCGACGAAGGCGGTCCGATGCACAAGCTGCCACGACTCTCGTGGTTGAACTGGCTCCGCCTTGCGCTCATCCCAGCCGGTGGAGACTGGCGCGACCTCGAGGGAGTGCTGGAGGACGGGCAACCACGCCGCGAGGTCTTCCGCCGCCACCATGTGGGCCGGTGGGACGAACCCTCAGCGACAGTCGCCGGGAGCGGTAGCAACGGCCCGACCGCGGTCGCCGATCCTCGGTTGGGGTGTGAACCGCGGAGCGGATCGTACGGCGTCTCGTTATGGGATGAGCCCGCGGGAACGGTAACGGGCAGTGCATGCGTGGACAACGGCAGGTTCGCGGTTGCCGATCCACGCGTCACCCTCGACCACACGCCGCGGCGCGGAACGATGGGCGTGGTGCGCTGGTCCGACCCAAGCCCAGCCGTGACGGGGCAGTCGGGCCGGGTGGGGCATTGCTCCGCTGGCGCCGTGGCCGACCCCCGAGTCCGTACCGCGTACGACCACGGCTACGGCGTTCTTCGCTGGAACGAATCGAGTCCGACGGTTGCGGGCGGGTCGCATCCAGGGCAGGGCGCCTACTCCGTGGCCGACCCCCGTCGCCGTGGGGTGATGACCTGGCAGGAGGCGCTCTCGCTCAAGGTTGAGGACGCTCGCAAGCCACCGCCGCCCCCTCTCATCGTGGCTGCGGACGGCACGTGGCATCGGCCGCTCACCACGCTCGAGCTCGCCGTGCTCCAAGGCCTCCCCGCCGAATGGAAGGGCCGGCCGCTGCAGCTCGCGGGATCGAAGACCAGCGCGTGGCGTGAGCGCATCGGGAATGCTGTGCCGGTCGGAGCTGCGCGCGCGATCGCGGAGCAGATGCTCGTCGCGCTGACGCAGGCGTCGCTTGAGACGTGGGCACTATCCGGGACCGGACAGGTCTGGGTTGCTCCGGCCGAAGTCGTCGCGTCGTTGGGGGAACGATGACGCTCCCCCTGTTCGGCACAGACGCTGGCGCTGACTTCTCCGCCGATCGCCGGTACCGGTACCGACTCTGGCGACGGTGGAGCGACGCGAAGCCCGCGTGCTTCTGCATGTTGAACCCGTCAACCGCGAATGAGACGGAGCTCGATCCGACGTTGCGCAGGTGCGTTGGGTTTGCGCGTGCGTGGGGATGCGGTGGCCTCGAGGTCGTCAATCTCTTCGCGATCGTGTCGCCGGATCCGAAGGTGTTGCTGACCGATCCGGACCCAGTTGGTGAGGGTAACGACGAGGCGATATTCGCGGCGGCGGATCGCGCGAATGTGCTCGTTGTTGGGTGGGGCGCATTTCCAGAGGCGCGGGAACGAGCGAGGGCGGTTGCGGCAGTGCTCGGATGCGGCGGCCGTCCTCCAATGTGCCTAGGGACCACAGTGTGCGGCCATCCACGCCACCCGCTCTACCTGCGGAAGACCGCGGAGCTGGTTCCTTGGGAGGCGCCATGACCGTCAAGGCTCCGTTCCCCTGGTTCGGTGGCAAGCGCCGCGTTGCTGACGTCGTCTGGCGAGCGTTTGGGCCCGACGTTCCAAACTACGTCGAGCCATTCGCAGGAAGCCTTGCCGTGCTCCTTGGTCGTCCAGGCGGTCCGGGCAAGATCGAAACGGTCAACGATCGTGATCGCTACCTCGCCAACTTCTGGCGCGCGGTATCCGCCGATCCAGCCGATGTCGCCCGTCATGCGGACTGGCCGGTGAACGAAGCCGATCTACACGCCCGTCACAGGTGGCTCGTGGACCAACTCCCGTACCTCCGAGAGCAGATGCACGTCGACCCCGACTTCTTTGATGTGAAAATCGCGGGGTTCTGGGTGTGGGGTATCTGCCAGTGGATCGGTGACGGGTGGTGCGTCGAACCAAACAACCACAAGCATCCAAAGTTTGATGGCATCGGCAAGGGCGTGCATGCGAACGCGGCGCACCTCAGCCAGCAACTGCCTCACCTGTCCGTCACCGACTCCTGCGCCGGTCGCGGGGTGCACAGCCATCAACGCCTTGCCCAAGGCACCCATCTTCCATCGCTAGGCAATGACCGAGGACTCCACGGCGTGTCTGCTCCGCCATGCACCGACTGGTTTCTCGAACTCCAAGCCCGACTCCGACGGGTGCGAGTGGCGTGCGGCGACTGGAAGCGCGTGGTCAGCCCATCGGTCCTGGGAAAGGGCAAGAACGTTGGTGGACGCCGCCCGTGCGCCGTGTTCCTGGACCCGCCATACAGCCACGAGTTCCGTGACCCTGGTATGTACTCTGAGGATGACGCGAATATCTCCGCGTTGGTTCGTGAGTGGGCGCTCGAACACGGAGATGATCCGGACCTCCGAATCGCGCTGTGTGGGTATGCCGGCGAGCACGAGATGCCGACGAGCTGGGCCGAGCATGCGTGGAAGGCGGCACGAGGGTACGCCGCGGAGGCCAACACGAATCGCGAGCTCGAGCGGATCTGGTTTTCGCCCCACTGCCTGCCAATTGACGAGCAACGGACGCTCTTCGCGGGGGTCGGGTGATGTTGTCCCAACCCGCCCGCATCGTCCTCGCCGACCCCCCGTGGCGCTTCTCCGATCGACTCCCCGGCAAGAAGCGGGGTGCGGCGAAAAACTACCGGGTGATGTCGTCTTCGGACCTTCGCATTCTGCGACTCCCGCCGATCGCGACCGATGCGCTGCTGTTCATGTGGCGCGTGTCGGCAATGCAGCAGGACGCTCTCGACATCATGCGGTGCTGGGGATTCGAACCGAAGAGTGAATTTGTGTGGGTGAAAACGGGTAGCGACCGCGAACCCCCTCGACGCCTCGGGATGGGCCGGTACGTGCGGCACGAGCACGAGGTGTGTTTGATCGGATCGCGGGGCCACGGGCTCAAGCTCGTTGTTGACCACGCTGTTCGATCGGTCGTGTGTGCGCCTCGCCTCTCCCATTCGGAGAAGCCGGCGGCCACATACGAGTTGATCGAGCGACTGACGGGCGGAGCGGGGCCACGCGTCGAGCTCTTCGCCAGGCGTCACCGGCCTGGGTGGGAGTGCTGGGGCAACGAGCTTGGGGTGGAGATTGGGTTTGGACTGTTTGGAAGTGAGGCAATGTGATGGGAGCGAAAACCGGCATAGCTTGGTGTGATTCCACGCAAAACTTCTGGTGGGGTTGCGCGAAGCTTCCCGACCGGCGAGCGTGCGATGCGTGTTATGCCCACGCCTTCGCAAAGCGAGTGGGGAAGAACGTCTTCGGGCACGGCGTCCAGCGGCGCATTGCCTCCCCCAAGGTTTGGTCTGACCCGCTGGTGTGGAATCGGCAGGCCGCGGATTCTGGGGTTCGGCCACGGGTGTTCTGCATGTCGATGGGCGACTTCCTCGAGGACCGACCGGAGCTCGTGGAGCCCCGCAAGCGGGCGTGCTCCATCATCGAGGAGACCACGAATCTTGAGTGGTTGATTCTCACGAAGAGGATCGAGAACGCGCACTTGTTGCCGTGGAAGCCCGGCGAATTCCCGGATCACGTCCGTGTGGGCATCACGGTCGAAGACCAGGGTGCGGCCGATCGCGATGTGGTGAAGCTGCTCGCACTGAGGTGCAAGACGATGGTGTCCGTCGAGCCGATGTTGGGGGCGATTGACTTTCGACGTCATTTGAGGCCGACTCTGATATCGAATAGCGGAGAGCGGCTACAGCACCCTGACCCTCGCGTCCCGTCGACGGGTGGGACGTGGGAGTGGCCCGTTGGTTGGGTCATCTGCGGCTGCGAGAGCGCCCCAGGAAAACGCCTCGGGCGTCCTCTTGAGCTCGATTGGGTGCGGAGCCTTCGGGACCAATGCGCAGAGGCTGGAGTGCCGTTTCTGTACAAGCAAGGCCCGGTGGACGGTCGGCTCGTGGAGCTCCCGGAGCTGGATGGGCGCGTGTGGGCCGAAGTGCCGGAGGTGTGCGAGTGACGTACGACGAGAAGCTCGCGAAGCTCTCTGATGACGAGCGCCTCGTTTGGGCGGCGGTGGCGGCGCGCGCCAGGTTCAGTCGCAGCCGGACGGTCCAGTTCGACCTGGCAGATCGGTTCCACGACCGGTTCAAGGAGCTCGGCCTGTGGGAATCGACGGAAGGCGGGCACATCATCACCGAAGAGGCCATCGCCGTTCGCGCCGTCGCTCCTCCCAAGCCGGTCGAGGACCGGTCCGAGAGTCCGCCAGAAGAGCTCCTTCTCGCCGCGCTGACTGCGTTGCTTCCTCGCGGCATGACCCTCGAGCAGCAGGTAGTCATCAAGACCGGCCGTGCCGCCTACCGAGCGGACTTCATTCTGAACGGTGGGGGCAGGTCTCGCGTGGTGGTCGAAGTGGACAGTATTCGCCACCACAGCACATTCGAACGGATGGTCACGGACCGGCGACGCGACCGATCGATGGCAGCGCTTGGAATCCTGACGCTTCGATTCATGGCGACCGAGGTCTTCGAATCGCCCGAGATGTGCGCGTTTGAGGCAATCGAAATCGCAGAAGCATGGAGCCGAGATGTCGCGTGACTGGCAAGATGAGCGATGGATCAAGCTCTACACGCGCGACGAGCCGGAATGGCTCGTGCTCCCGTGGAAGGCGCGGGGATTGTTCGACGAGATTCTGAAGCGCTTGGACCCCGCTGGGGTGATGCGTCTTGGGAAAGCTGGTCGCAAGGCCATCGCCGCGGCGCTCTCTGCAACCTGGGACGCTGACCTCGCGGAGATGGTCGGGGTTCTCGAGGAAGACGGCGCCATTCACTTCCTCAGTGACGAGACCCTGTTGCAAGTCCCGAACTTTGTGGAGGCCCAGGAGTCGAAGCAGAGCGACAGAGTGCGCCAACAGAAGCGACGCGCCCGGGCCCGAGCGTTCGATGAGCCTGTCACGCCACGTGACACCTCGTCACGAGGCTCATTCGACCCCCCCAATGGGCCCACAGTAGACGCAACGCCGTGTGATGGGTCCAGACAATCCAGCGTCATCACGCCACGTGACGGCGCCGTCACGCCACGTGACTCAACAGTCACAAACTGTGATGCCACCGTCACGCGCGGTCACACGGCGTCACGTAGAGAAGAGAAGAGAAGAGAAGAGAGAGAAGAGATACGTACCTACGGTACGGGCGAGACCGATCCGGTCCCGCCCCAAGCGCCGGTGGCGTTGCCGGACCCGGACCCGGACCTGAAGCCTGAGCTGTTGGCCCTTGTCCCGGACTCGCCCCCAGAGTCGAAGCGCCGGAAGGCCAAGCAACCTGAACTGAAGCCCAAGGCCCCGGTGGGCCAAGCGTTCTCGATCTGGCGCAAGATGTACGCGACCAGTCGGCGCAAGTACGGCAAGTACGTCGAGAACGGCGACTGTAGGGGCACGATGGGCAAGGTCGCTGAGCGAGCGCTGTCCGAGGCGATCTCGGAGCTGCAGGCACGCGGCAAGCCGGGCGATCCGGTCGAGCCGGTTGTGCAGGAGGTGCTTGAGCACTGGTTCGCGGCGTACCTACGGGACGACGGGCGAGATGGATTTCTCGTGGATGCCCGTCACCCGATCCGGTTCATTCTCAAGAGTCTCTCGACGTACGGCACGCCGTGGTCGCGTGATGCGGCCGTTGATCCAGCGAAGGCTCAGGCGGACTACCAGCGGCAGCGTCAAGCCATGTTTGGAGGTGCGTCGTGAACGAGCTGTTTCCACGCGACGTGAGCGCGGAGCAGGCCATCGTGGGCGCAGCGCTGATATCGGTCGACTTCCTCGATCGGGTCATTCCCATCGTCACGCCGGAGCAGTTTTACAGCGACGTGACGAAACAGGTCTATGAGGCATTGCGTTCGCTCCGGGAGGCTGGAGTGGAGTACGACGCGGTGGTCGTGAAAGGATGGCTGGAGGACCGCGGTAAGCTCCAGCGGATTGGCGGAGCGAAGACCATCGCCGAGTTCGTGAACGAGGTGCCGATGCAGGCCAACGTCGAGCAGCTCGCGCTGCGCGTTCGCGACAAGTGGCGGCTTCGCCAGATCATTACCACGTGTCGCAAAGTCGCAGTGGAAGCGCAGAACGAGAACGTGAGCGACCCGGACGAGTTCATCGACGGGGCGGAGCGTGAAATTCTGGCGGCGACCCAGCGCTACGAGGTTATCAAGCCGGCTCGGCTCAAGGACGTGATTCGGGAGCGTTTCAAGGCGCTGCAATCCGGCCTCGCGCAAACATCCGCGGTGCGCACCGGGCTGCTCGACGTGGACGCCATCCTGGCCGGGCTGCAACCGGGAGACCTGTGCTACCTCGCTGCTCGCCCGGGGAAGGGCAAGACATCGCTCGCGCTCAACAACATGGCGGTGAGCACGGCCGAGAGAAACATCGGCGTTGGCGTGTTCTCGCTCGAGATGCCGCGAGAGCAGCTCGTTGACCGTGTGACGTGCTCCGGAGCCCGCGTGGATTCGCAACTCCTGCGCACCAACAAGCTGGACGCAGAGGGGTGGTCCAGGTTGTCCACCGAATGCCAGCGGCTCGGGAAGCTCCCGATCGATGTTGACGACGAGTCCTCGATCTCCCTCGCGTCACTTCGGGCCAAGGCACGGCGGATGGCGGCCGGGTTCAAGCGCCAGGGAACGCCGCTTGGTCTCGTGGTCATCGACTACCTGCAGCTGATGGCGACCGACCCGAAGCTCAAGAGTCGGGACGAGAAGGTGGGCGAGAACTCCAAGGGACTGAAAGCGCTGGCGAAGGACCTCGGGGTGGTCGTGCTGTGCCTTTCGCAGCTCAACCGGGACGTCGAGAAGCGCGGCAAGTCCGCGCGCCCGCAGCTCTCCGACCTTCGCGAGAGCGGAAACATCGAACAGGACGCCGACGAGGTGATCTTCATTCACCCGAGCTCGGACAGCGAAACAGTCCAGCACATCATCGTCGCGAAAAACCGGAACGGCGCAACCGGCTCGACGAAGGTTGCGTGGCAGAAGGTCTACACCCGGTTCGACGATCTGGCGGACTACGACGAACCCGGTCCGCGCGGAGGAGGGTGGTGATGCCGCGTAGATTCCAACTCCGAGGCCCGCTCGAGCACAGCGTGCAGGATTGGATCCTGGCATCGCTCGGCGTCGAAAGGCGCCGTTACGAGATCTCGAAGAAGACCGGCAAGGGCAAGTGGGTCCGGACAGGTCTGTACGTCTCGCGCGACGGCAAGGCGTACTGGTGGCGCGCGAATAGCGGCAGGCGCGTATACGAGTACACGACGAAGGCCGGGGAGGCCGGCCGCGGGTTGTTCAAGGCCGCACCGAAGGGCACCGCGGACATCCTCGGCGTGGTGTGCGGGGTGTCGGTCGCGCTAGAGGTGAAGCGCGACGACGACGAGGACCAGACCCCGGAGCAGCGAGAGTGGCAGGCCATGCACGAGGCGGCGGGTGGTGTCTACGCCGTAGTCCGCAGCGTGGGTGACGCCAAGGCGGTGGAGCGAAGCGTTCGAGAAAGGATGGCAGCGTGAAGCGGGAGGATTCGATCGTGGAACCGCTGCCGAACATCATGGCGCGATCCTGGGGATGGGGCTGCGCGGTTTGCGGAGCGATCTGGTGGGGGCTGTGCGGTTACCCCTGGGAGTGGATCGAAGAGCACCGGAGGTGCGGGTGACGGAGACGGTCTTCATCCATGTTCGCAGAGCGGCATCGGTAACCGAGGCCACCCGGACTCTCCTGCAGCGAGCTCGTAACGCGGGATGTGCGCTCTCTGTCGCAAAGGATGGGGCGCTTGTCGTCCGGGCGACGAAGGGCGTGTTGACCGAGAAGCGTCTCGCCAAGCTGGAACGGGAGGCGGGGGCGATTGTCGAGCTGCTCGAACAGGAAAGCGCGGAGGTGTCGAATGCCGGGTGAGATCCAGGGCGCGCGCATAACGCAGATGTGGATCGATGGGGTCGAATACCCAGTAAAAGGCGTGACCTGGGAAACAGCTACCCCGCAAAGCGACCCGATTCGAAGGTACGCGCCACGAACCTACGAGTGCACGTTCACGCTGAAGATGTCCAATCGAGCCATTCGGCGGTACCTGGATTGGGTGCGCATGTCCACGGCATGGTGGGCTCCCAGGAAGACGCTGCACATCCGCCGGTACTGGCGGGGCAAGGCTCGCAAAAGGGGCCTGAAGCTGTTGGGAGCCATGCGATGATTTTGCCAACCCCGCCAATGACGCCAGCCGAGGAGCTTGACCTTCTCGTCCGGGCGAAGGCCGGCGACGATGCTGCGATCGTTCGGATCTTGTCCTCGCTCGTGAGGCTGATCAACATCGACGTGAAGCGATGGAGCCGGGGGCAGGCGACCGAACAGGACGCTGAGGACCTGATGCAGCTCGCGCTGATGGGCACCGTCCATGCGATCGGAAAGTTCGATCCCGCCGTCGGAGTCCGGTTCTCGACGTACGCACAACACTGGTGGACGCAGCACATCCGGCGCGAGTCAAAGCTCCAGTTCGCCGCGGGGCGCAGCGGGGTCAAATCGATTCTGTTCACCCGATACTACACCATGCGAAGGCACATGGAGGCTGCGCTGGCGGATGACGATCCCGTTGAAGGGCTGATGAGGCGGTCGAACTCCCGGCGCGATGTTGCGGAGGCGTTCATTGCCATGCACCACAGGATTGCATCGCTGGACGCAGCTGCTTCGGACGAGGATGGGCGAACGCTGGAGAACGTCCTGGCAGATCCTCGCGAACCCGTCGATCAAGCGCTGGGCCGGAGGGCCCGGGACAAGGCCGTACGCATCGCGGTGGACAGCCTGCCAGAGAAGATGCGCCTGACCATCATCTGGCGTCACATGTCTCGCCACCCGATGTCGTTTGAGGCGATCGGGCAGCAGTTCGGCGTGACGCGGCAACGCGCGCAGCAACTCGAGATTGAAGCACTCGGCAAGCTCCGGGTGAGGCTTGGAGGCGTGAATGCTACCTGACGACGAGGCCGACCTGCGATGGTACTTCGTGGAAGCTCGAGGCGACTGCGGGGTTCGCTCGTGCCTTGGCCCCCAACTCGAGATGCTCAGGCAAGGCACGCTGCCCGGTAAGAACGAGCGACGGGTGAGCGCGGACATCAACGAATACGTCGCCATGGCGGGCGATCGCGCGAACAAGGTTGCCGCTCGCCTGCGACGGTGCTCGGAGCGAAGCCAATTGGTGCTCGAACTGCACCACGGAGTTGATGGGCAACTCGGGTCGGCCGGAGTGTCGCTGGCGCTCGCATGCTGGACGCCGACCGCGCGGAGTGGGTACAAGGCCGCGTCCTCGGCAATGCGGGGACGCAAGAGCGACACGGCGCGATCACGCGCGCTCGCCACGAGCCGGATGTGGTTGCTCTGGATCTCGATGCAGGCCCAGAAGCGGGATGGCGAGGCTGCACAAGCGATTCTCGACAAGGTGCTGAACGAGGCAATCGCGGCGCTGAATGCCGCGCACGCCGACTACGAGGCGAGTCGATGACGTGGGAGGAACAATGGGTGCGATTGGGGCAATGATGCTGTGGCGGGGCCCTTGGGTGTACATCGGTGTGATATCGCCGGAAGTGCTGCTCGACGTAGGCCCTTCCGTGGTGCTTGCTGTCGTCGATGTACACGGTGCCGTACGCGCCGGTTGTGATGCGAATCTATGTGGTGTGCCGGTCGTTCGTCGCAGGTGGCGATCTGGTCGACGCCCGGTACCAAAGGCTGGTGAGTGACCATGGCTTGGGATGAAACCGTGCCGATGTTTGTACAGCTTGCAGAGAACTTCGTCGACGAGGCGGGCGGATTCGACTCTGACGTCGACTTCATTGAGGCAATGTATCTCGAAGTGCGAATCGATCAGAGAAGGGAGAAGGCAAGGCACAGAATGGAGGCGCGCCGCGCTGAGGATCGGGTGAAAGAGCGGCGCGCTGAAAAACGGATCTGCCAAAACCCGAGGTGCTGTTGCGGAGAAGATGGGTTCCGGAAGGTGTTTGTCGTCCTTGTGCCAGCCGGCGGGCAGCCCAAGCGATTCTGCTGCAAGAGGTGCGAGGATGCAGCGAGAAAACGGAACAGGAGGCGACAGAAGTCCGGGATAATTCGTTCGCACTACGAACAGAGGGAGGAGTTGTCTCTGGGAGGGGGACAACAGGGGGTGGGACGGGAGGGCGAAGCCCGAACCGAGTAACTCGCGACCGGCGCAGCCGAGAGCGGAACGGCGTCAACCTCTTCCACAGACGATAGACGCGCGAGGCGGGGCCGAGGCAGACGAACGACGAGCTTCACCACTTCGTGGGTGCGGCGCTTGAGTCGGACGCCTGCCCCGACCTCGTGTCGGGCCATCGCCTCCTTCCTCCCCAGCGCGAGCCAGGTCTCACATGTGCCTCCTTCGTGTGGGACCTGGCGAGCGCACTTATCCGGAGCTACCATCACCAGATGGCCGAGCTCGAGCACGGAATCGGCGTGGACATCGGGTGCCGGTGCATTCGTTGCGGAGCTGAGGCCGACCTCGACCGGCTCAAGGAAGCCGGCGCGAAGATCTCGCGCGAGGTGAAGGTGGACGGCCGAACGGTGTTCGAGCTCGAGGTGCCCGACCCCTTGGCAGCGTGCAAGTGTGGGAGCCGCCGGTTCTCGTTTCGGTGGTCGTGGGGTTGACGTACGGACTGGTTGACGATGCAGAAGAAGACGGCGAAGGCCAAGGCGAAGACGACCAAGGTCACGCCGCGGAAGGTGCGCACGATCGACCGAGCCGCCAAGGCACTCGACTTGAAGCGCACTGGCGCGAGTTATCCCGCGATCGGCAAGGCGCTCGGCATCTCCAAGCAAGCGGCCTGGAAGCTTGTCCAGAAGCAGTTCGCTGAGCTTCGGGAGCAGACGGAGGAGTCCGCAGAGGACGTCCGGGACCTGATGCTCATCCGCCTCGACGGAATGCTCTGGGCACTGCGCGGCAAGGTGAGGCGTGGAGACCCGAGGGCCATCGACACAGCCCTCCGGATCGAGGAGCGGCGAGCTCGACTGCTCGGCACGGATGCGCCATCCCGCTCCGAGGTGAGCGGTCCAGACGGCGGAGCAATCGAGATTGATGATGCAAGGAGCCAGCTCGCAGAAGCGATTGCGAAGCTTGCTCCGCCAGATGAGTCCGAGCCAGGTACGGCAAGCGATAGCGACGCTGCCGGACGAAGCGGCTCGGACGCTTCTGTATGACTGGCAAGGTCTCTGGGCTCGCGACAAGCAGCTCCCGCCCGTGTGGGCGTGGGTCATCTGGGTCATCCTCGCGGGCCGCGGGTTCGGGAAAACCCGCACTGGCGCCGAGTGGATCCGAGGCAAGGTTGAATCAGGTGAGTCCAAGCGAATCACCCTGATCGCAGCGACGTCCGCGGATGCGCGCGACGTCATGCTCGAGGGCGAGTCGGGACTTCTGACGATCTCGCCTCCGTGGTTCAAGCCGCACTACGAGCCATCGAAGCGGCGGCTGACATGGCCCAACGGGGCTGTTGCCACCATCCTGTCGGCCGACCGACCCGATCGACTGCGCGGTCCGCAGTGCTTCGTCGCTGGAACGCTTGTCGAGACCGAGGCGGGGCCCAGACCGATCGAGGCCATTGCCGTTGGCGATTTGGTCGTAACGAGACATGGTCTTCGACCGGTTGTAGCAACGGGTTCGAACGATGCCGAGGTAGGCGTCGTCAGCTTCTCAAACGGGGCTTCTCTCACTGGCACAGCCGATCATCCGGTCTTATCTTGCGAACAATGGGTACCACTCGGCAAGCTGACGAAGGGCTTGAGGGTATTCGTTGGCGCGTTGGAGCGAACGGATACGTCATCGGCTACGCGAACGGTCGCCACTACATCCAACACCGGGTCATCTGGGAGCAGGAACTCGGGCCGATCCCGCCTGGTTGGCACATCCATCACAAGGACGGCAACCGGGCGAACAACGCGATCGAGAACCTCGAGTGCGTGCCACCCAGAACGCACTACGACAGGCACGTCGAGTCACGAGAGGTGTTCGACATCGATTGTTCGGACTGCGGCAAGCCATTCCCCAGGAAGCGGGGCGGCTTCACATCGGCGTGCCCTGCGTGCCAACAGAAGCGCGCGGACGAGGCCAGAAGGAGCACCCGGAAGTGCGAGCACTGCGGGCGAGAGTTCGTGTCAAGGCGCGGACGGTACTGCAGTCAGCGTTGCGTCAACCTGGGAGCACGTTGGCGTTCGACGGGTGTTCAACCTCACGGTTGAGGGCCTGCCGGAGTACTTCGCCAACGGGATTCTCGTTCACAACTGCGACACGTTTTGGGCGGACGAAGTTGCGGCCTGGCGCTTCCAGGAAGCGTGGACGCAGCTGCAGTTCGGGTTCCGGCTCGGAACGAATCCGCAAGGCATCGTCACGACGACGCCCAGGCCGATCGCGACGATCAAGAAGCTCGTCAAGCGTGCAGGCGCGGATGTCGCCCTTACGAAGGGCTCGACCTACGAGAATCGGTCGAACCTCGCTAAGCCGTTCTTCGCCTCCATCCTCACCGAGTACGAGGGGACGAGGCTCGGCAGGCAGGAAATCGATGCCGAGATTCTCGAGGACAACCCGAACGCGCTCTGGCAGCGCACTCGGATTGATGACCTTCGACTCAGGGTCAATGACGATGGGTCGTACTCGCCCGCGCTCCCGCCCATGCGGCGGGTGGTCGTCGCCATCGACCCGGCGGTATCGACCAACCCGAAGAGCAACGAGACCGGCATCATCGTCGTCGGCCTGGGCGAGGACGGGCACGCCTACGTTCTCGATGACCTCTCCGGGGTCTTCTCGCCAGCGCAATGGGCAGCGCGAGCTCTCGAGGCCTTCGACCGCTGGGAAGCGGACTACATCATCGGCGAGGTCAACAACGGTGGAGACCTTGTCGAGCGCAACGTCCAAGCCGAGCGCCAGGGTGTGCCGTTCAAGGCCGTTCACGCGTCGCGGGGCAAGGCAACCCGGGCAGACCCGATCTCGACCCTTTACGAGAAGGGAAGAGTCCACCACGTGGGAACGCTGCCGAAGCTCGAGGACCAGCAGTGCGGATGGGACCCAGCGAACGATGAGACATCGCCAGACAGGGTCGACGCTCTCGTGTGGGGCATCACTGCCCTCGACCTGAACAAGAAGCTCCAGGACTACGACGGACTCCGGCGGGGCCGACCATCGAGCAGGTCAGCGCGAGGCGGAAGCAGACGGTAACCGAATGACCCACTGGCGAACCAGAGCATCGACGACTCTCACGCAAGTGGGGAGGCGTGTGCTCGCTATCGCCAGTGCCGTGTCGCTCGCTGCGACTGTTGTGCCGCGCATCCCGAAACCTGCGCCGTTCATCGAGTCGTCCGTCCGTTCGTCGTCAATCGAGTGGTCGCCCACGCTCATCAAGCGTGCGGAGGCGATGGCGGACACCGGCAACCTCCGGCTTGCCGCTCTGCTGTGCGATGAGATTCTCGCCGACGACCGAGTGAGCGGGTGTCTGCGCGAGGTGCGCGTCCGGGGCTTGCTGGGGCTGCCTCTCGAGTTCCAGCCGCCGAAGCAGGATACCAACGCCCCGCTCGAGGAGCTCGAGGAGGACTGGTGGGACATGGTCCCCGAGGACGTCCTCTCCGAGTGGATGGAGTGGGGCATCATCCTCGGTGTGGGCGTCGGTCGGATTGCGTCGTGGGAGCGCGTCGAGCAGCCGAGCGGAATCCGACTCATCCCCCACCGGGAGGACGGGACTCCCGGCTTCGACGTCATCCACCCATCGTCGCTTCGGTACGACCAGGACAAGCGCAAGTGGTTCGCTCGGCAGAAGGACGGCTCCGAGCTCGAGGTCACCCCCGGTGACGGAACGTGGCTGCTGTACACGCCGTACGGCAGCAAGCGTCCGTGGGCGCGAGGAGCGTGGCGGTCAGTATCGCGCTGGTGGCTCCTGAAGGAGTACGGCCGGGACGACTGGGGGCGCTATTCGGAGCGCCACGGGCAGGGCACGCTCGTCGGATTCCCGACCGACGAGGGGTCGACCAGGGAGCACCGCGACGAGCTCGCGAGCGACATCTCCGACCTCGGGCGGGACACAACGATCGTTACGCCGCCAGGCTACGATCTGAAGCTCGTCGAAGCTGTCGCCGACACCTGGGAGACGTTCCAGGCGCAGATCAACATGGCCAACGCGGCCATCGCGATTCGCATCCTCGGACAGAACCTCTCCACCGAGGTTCAGGGCGGGAGCTACGCCGCTGCGCAGGTGCACTCGGCGGTGGCGGCGGCCATCATCCGCGCCGACGACGAGACCAGCGCCACGACGATTCGGTCGCAGCTCATCTGGTGGTGGGCGGCGTTCAACTTCGGCGATGGACGCAAGGCCCCTTGGCCGAAGCGCGACACGACACCGCCGGCGGACACTGCAGCACTCGCCACCACGTGGGACAAGGCCGCTGACGCGCTGAAGAAGTGGCTCGGGTTGGGCGCTCCGGTGGACAAGAACGAGTACGCACGGACGTTCGGGATGCCTCTTGAGGAAGGGGCAGAGTGGGAGGAGTCGGAGCCAGCGCCGGTTCCGCCGCAGTTCGGAGGTGACGAGGATGCGTCGAACGAAGGGGACGACGCAGAGCCACAGGACGATGCGGAAGACGTCAAGGCGAGCCGTCGGCGTCCCGTCTGGGACGCGGTTGTCGCTGACGCTATGGCGGAAACTGAGCGAAGGCTCCACCAGGTGCTGCAAGCCGAAGTGCCACGCATCGTCGGACCCATCATTGAGGCGAAGCTGTCGGCGCGCTCTATCACCCTCGCCTCTGGCGACGACCCAGCCAAGGCGTCCGGCGTCATCAACGGCCAGCAGTTCGTTGACGACATCGCAACCGACGCTGCCCAGGTGACCGCCCGCGCCATCGAGCCCGACGTGGCGAAGCTGCTCGAGCTCATCGACGACCTCGAGGACGGGGACGATTGGCCGGAGCGTCTTCGGACGCAGCTCGCCGAGCACTATGGGCAGGTCAAGGACAACGCCGCATTCGAGCAACTCGCCCACAAGGCGACCATCTTGGCGGAGCTCGCGGGACGCGTCGCTGTCGTCGAGGACCTGTGAACGCACCCTGGGCCGCACCCACCGACGTCGAGGAGTTCACTCCCGCGGCGTCTTGGCTGCTCGGTCGAACTCCGGTCCGAAAGAAGGTTTGGGACCTGCTCGACGAACGGGCTCAGCGCAAGGCGTTCACCGTGGCCGGCGTGGCCCAAGCCGACGTGATTCGAGATGTCCTGCTCGCTCTCGACCGGGCCGTTGCCAACGGCGAGACGCTGGACGACTTCAAGAAACGTGTGGGTCAGCAGCTCCTCGATGCCTGGGCTGGGAGCGTCGTGAATCCGGCGTGGCGGGTGGAGTGCCTACCCGGGGACACCCTTGTGAGCGGAGGGGTGATAAGGGCAGCTCATCGACGGTGGTTCGAGGGGGCCCTTGTCGAGGTCGTCACCGCGTCGGGCCGCAAGTTCTCCGCAACCCCGAATCACCCAATGCTCACGCGCCGTGGATGGGTTGCCGCGGGCCAACTTCGCGAGGGCGACGATCTGATCGGCTACCGTGGGCAACAGCACCTTGGTACGCTGGGAGATAATCACGTAACAGCACCACCATCCACCATCTCGCAGATCTTCGGTGCGATTGCGCAGGTAGGCAACGTTGAACGGATTCACGGACGCAGTGACGACTTCCACGGCGACGGGGGGAATTGCGATGTCGATGTTGCGCGTCCTGCAAGGAACCTGAGCTTCGGGCAATTCGCCGCGCTGCGAGATCCAATCAGCGATCACGTCTTCGAACCGGCCAACCTTACGACTCCTAGATTCTGCGCCGCGTGCGGCCATCTGATCGTGGTCACGAAGCGTTGCGGCTTCTGCGACGCTGCGCCAGTGGAGTCCCGTAGACACAACGATGCGCCGGATGGTATCCTGGTGAACACCGAACGCGCCGCAAAGACTGTTGGCGCTTTCGCCGGAGACGTATCGCTGAACGATCTGTTCTCTAGGCAGGTCGGTTCGTTCTCGCGAGGGCCTGCCACCTCGCGCGAAGTGCAGTCTTCTGGCATCGCGCAGCGATCGTGTGAGCCCCTCGGAGGAGATCACGGAGGCTACCCATCCAGTGGAGGCGCCAACCTCCAATGCAACGCGCTTGATGCTGAGGCCAGAAATATAGAGTTCGATCACGTTGCCTCGCGTCGCTTCGTTCCATTTCGCGGACATGTGTTCAACCTCTCTACCGCGCACGGCTACTTCACCATCAACGGTCTGTACACAGGTAATACCATCTACCGGACGAACGTGCAACTCGCGTACAACGCAGGTCGGCACCAGCAGATGACGGAGCCAGCGCTCCTGAAGGTCCGGCCCTTCTGGCAATTCGACGCGATCCTCGACAATCGCGTGACGCTGATGTGCGAGCAGGCCGACGGAACGATCCTTCCGGCCGAACACCCTTGGTGGCAGACGAACTACCCCCCTCGGCATTTTGGGTGCCGCAGTGTAGTTCGCTCGATCCGCAAGTCACAGGCCGAGCGCAAGGGCATCACCAAGACTCCCTCGACGGAACCGTCGCAAGATGGGTTCGGTCTGACTCCGGATGCTGCAGAGTGGAAGCCGGACACGAAGAAGTATCCGCCGGAAATTCGCAAGGAGCTGGAGGCGAGGCTCAAGCGACTCGACAAGCGCCCGGTTCAGCGGACACCGAAGCCCGAGAAGGCGGAAGCCAGGCCGAAGCCCAAGTCGGGCGCGGGGCCGAAGCCTGAGCACACCGTCGAGCACTGGGAGAAGGAATTCTCGAAGTACGGCGACGCTGCGCGTGCGATGGCGTGGGGGAGAGCGGCCCAGGAACGGGGCCTCGACATGACCGCGAAGCAAGTCGGGGCAATCGCCAAGAAGCACGCCCTCGACAAGTACGACGGCCCGATGACCGGGGCTCTCGTCGATCGCGTCAGAGCGGTAGTCGAAGCGGCCAAGACCCACCCGGACAAGTCCGTGCGCGAGCTTCTCAAGGGCGACGATGGCAACGCAGTCGCATCGATCCTTGGGCACATCGCGAACATCGACTCAGCAAAGGGCACAGCCAAGGTCACGAATCGGCCCCGCAAGATGCCTGGACTCGATCGAGCCAAGGCGTTCTACGACGCGATGATGAGCAAGAAGCTCGACGGCCGGGCCCAGATCCGGTTCGTCAACGGACGGGCCTACTGCGATATCCGGATGTCCCCGCCTCGGGTCAACGCCAACGACCTGCGGTCCCTGATTCACGAATGGGGGCACGCCATCGAGACGCTCAACGCTTCGGTGCATAAGGCCGCAGTTGCATTCCTCGGAAAGCGGACCGCCGGCGAGGTTGCCAAGCCGCTGAGCGCGCTCACGGGGATCCCGTACGGGTGGAGCGAAGTTGCCAAGCCCGACAAGTTCTTCTCCGCCTACTGCGGGAAGATCTACCAGGCCGACGCGACCGAACTGCTCTCGATGGGAGCAGAAAAAGTGGCGACCGACCCGTTCTGGACTTACCGTGAAGACAGCGAGCACTTCTGGTGGGTGCTCGGTTGTCTTGGAGGCTACGCGTGATCCACAAGTGGGAGTTCGAGGACGGCACGACGGTGCGCTGGACGGACAAGGGTTCCGTCCTCGTGACCGGCCGGACTCCTCTCGCTGAGCGGGTCAGGGCGGGCGTGGAGCTCGGCTCTCCGGTCGACGTCGGAATGGCGCCCGGTGGCGATGTCCCACTCGACCTGCTGAGCGCATGGCTCATGCACCGCTTCCTCGACCAGCATGCCCGGCGAGTCGGAGTCCAGCTCGAAACCTCGACATACGCTCCGACCGACGCCGACATCCCTGCGGATGCCGTAGCGATCATCGCGAGAGACGCGGCCTGGGCTGAAGAAGAGCCCGACCCCGACGCCATCTACTGACCACCTGACGAACTGACGCTGAGAGCCCGCCCCGACCCGGCGGGCTTTTTCATGCCCGGAGTTGCAATGCTAAAGCGACGCTACTTGCTGGCGAAGAAGCTGGCAGGCAAGCCGCCCTCGGAGATTCGCATCTTCAAGGCCGGCGTGAATCCATCGTATACCGGCCCCATTGTGTTCGACGCCGAGGCGGCCGAAGCGGTGATGTCGGAATTCACCGCGCGAGGGATTCGGCTGCACTTCGACTACGCCCACGCTCGGCCGCACGCGTTGGATGTCGAGGACCCGGATCCGCAGCACCAGAAGGCGGCGGGATGGTTCGACCTCGAGGTTCGCGAAACCGACGACGGGCCCGAACTCTGGGCCGTCAACATCGAGTGGACACCTGCTGCTTACAAGGCAATCGAAGACAAGGAGTGGGGCTACTTCTCCCCATGGTGCATGGCCGAGGTCGAGACGGGCCGCGTCGTCGAGCTCCGGAACATCGCGCTGACGAATGACCCGGCAATGCTGGGCATCGAACCGCTGGTGGCCGACCGGCGCTCGGTGAAGCTGCAGGCCAGTCTGTCCTTTGAGGACATCAGCCGAGCGATCCGCAAGGCGCTCTCGATCAAGGTGGCGGACGAGTGGCCGTACATCGAGGCGGTCTACGACGACGTATTCGTGTACGAGCTCAACGGCAAGATGTACCGGCGGGGCTACTCGCTCACCGGACTCGAAGCCACGCTCGCTGACGAGGTGGAGGAAGTCCACCGCACCTACGAGCCAATCACCATGTCGCGCCGGCCAGCTCCACGCGACGAACGAACGCATTCGATCCGTGTGCGGAGTGCCACGGAAGACAACACCGTCCAAGCGACGGAGAAAGCCGGTTCCACCATGGAACGCACCGCTCTCATCTTGGCACTCGGCCTCATGGCCACTGCCACCGACAAGGACGTGTCCGACGCGCTCAACTCCCGGTTGAGCGTGCTCAAGACGCTCGAGACGATGACCCATACCGCCTCGCTCGACGAGGCAGTGTCCGAGGTCTCCCTCGCACTGCAGACGCGCAAGCGTGTGCTCGATGCGACCGGAGCCAAGACCGACAGCGAGGCCATTGGCAAGCTCGAAGGCTGGAGCGAGTCCGCCAAGAAGCTCGAGGAAGCCCAGAAGGACATCGTCAAGCTCGAGGCGGCCGTGAACGAGTCGAAGGTCGCCGGTCTCATCGCCAAGGGAATCGCCGACAAGAAGATCACCCCGGCGATGGAGAATTCCCTTCGCGACAAGGGGCTGGGCGATCCTGAGTGGCTGAAGGGTCACATCGAGACCATGCCCGTCCAACAGGCTCTCGCCTCCAAGACCAACAACACCGACGAGAGCGCCACCGGTCAGAGCGTCGCCGCCACGATCGCGGGCAAGAAGTGGGCGGAGCTCACCTACAAGCAGAAGGCCGATCTCTACCGGACCGATCGGAAGACCTACGAGGCTCTCAAGGCCGAACACCAGGCGCACACGGCCTGAGAAGGGATTGAAGACAGATGACGAAGCTTATTGATCTCGTCGTGCCCGAGGTGCTCGTGGAAGCCGTTGAGGCCACGTTCGCCGGCGGGCTTAATGCGCTCTGGGGAACCGGGGCGGTGGCCGTCAACAACACGTTCCCAGGGGGAATCAACGAAGTCGGCACGGAAGTGACCGTGCCGTACTTCGGGAGCATCGGCGAGTGGGAGACCATCTCCGACGGAGCCGCCTTCACCCCGCAGAAGATCACGCAGGAAGACGAGAAGGGGACCGTCGTCAAGATCGGCAAGGCGTTCTCGTCCACGGACTGGGCCCGCTTCGCCGGCGCTGGCGACCCCTACGTCGAGGCGGCCAAGCAGCTGCTGGGTGGCTTCGGCGCGGCCGTCGATCGGCTCGCCATCACTGGCGGCGTGGCGTCGCTGCCCGCGATGCTGACGGACATCTACAGCGCGACGACTCCTCGCACGCTCGACTACGACGCGGTTGTCGATGCTCGCGCCAAGTGGGGCGACGAGAGCGACGATATTGCGCTCATGGTTTCGCACTCCAAGGTCGAGTCCGACGTGCTCAAGCTCAAGGACGCGACGGGGCGCCCGCTCGTCACCGACGCCGCCAACGGCGGTCTGTCGAAGTTCGCCGGCATCCCGTGGGGCAAGAGCGACCGCGTCTCCGCATCGAGCGCGACCCCTCCGAAGTACACCACGATCATCGCCAAGAAGAACGCCATCGCGCTCTGGTACAACGGCAAACCCGTTGTCGAGGTGGGGCGCGACATCCTCGGCACTTCTGACATCGTGGTGGTCTCGACCTACGCGGTTGTGCATCGCTACAAGCGTATGCCCGGGAAGACCAAGCCCGGCATCGCTCTGCTCACCCACAACTGAGTCCGTCGTCACATGGGCAACGAATCGATGATCCTGCATCACCGGCGGGTGCTGACGATGCAGGCGCTGGCCGCGGATGAGGAGGAGTCGGAGCTCGGCGGCGTGTACCGTAAGGTGCGCGACGACATCTCCGGCACTCCCATCCCCGACGACTTCCCCCGTCGTGCGGACCTCATCACGGCCGGCTACGGCGCGGTCGAGGACCTGCAGGACGTCACCGAGGCCGAGCTCGCCGGGCGCGGATTGTCGCGCCGGGCGGCACGCGCCGTTCTCACCGCCCTTGCGGCACTGGAGACCTGATCATGGGCTCGTACAAGAACGAACGGCTCCACCGCATGGAGCACTACGACGAAATCGCCCTGGCGTCCGCCAAGTCCGTGAGCGGGGCCAGTGGCAACGGAGACACCGTCGAGGTGGGCACGAAGGGCACCCTGCTGCTCGACCTCACCTCCACCGCGGTGGGAGCCAATACCGCGCTCACCGTCACGGTCCAGACGTCGAAAGACGGGACGACCTGGCGAACGCTTGCCGCCTTCACAGCCCAGACCGAAGCCGGCACCGAGCGCAAGTCGTTCCCCGGCTGCGACCGGTACGCCCGGGCCAACTGGGCACTCGCTGGCGGCACCACGACTGCCACTTACTCCGTCAGCGGCGAAGCCGTCTGACCGTACGCTGAAGCACATCGACAATTCACGGCCGCCTCGCGGCTGAAAGGCACAGAAACATGTTCTCTCCGTATGGACTCCCCATGCCCGGGGCGCTGCTGGTCCTCGCCGTCGCGGCGGCCAGCACGGCCAACGTCGCGGACCTGACCGCGTGCTCTACGACCATGGACGGCATCACCCTCGTCGAGGGTGACCTTGTCCTGCTCAAGAACCAGACCACGGGCGCCGAGAACGGCGTGTACAGGGTTGGGAAGGTGGCTTCGTCCGAGGCACCTCTCACCCGCGTCGAGAAGCCCGACAACGTCATGAGCAACGGCGGCGGACTGCGTGTCTCCGTTCGCAAGGGCAGCGTCAGTGCGAACCTGGAGTACCAGCTGACGACCACCGGCTCGATCGTGATCGGAACGACGAGTCTCACGTTCGCAGCGGTCAGTCAGATCTCGTCCGCGCCCACGATCGAAGACTTCTCCAACGCCGACCACGACCACTCTGACGCGGCGAACGGTGGCGACATCGACGCAACCGTGGCGCTGACTGGCGCCGTTCCCGTCGTCAACGGCGGCACGGGCCTCGCGACCGTGGATGCTGGCGGCGTACTCATCGCGAGCGCCGACGACACGATCGACGACCTCGCCAAGGGCACCGCGTACCAGCTCCTGCGAATGAACGCGGGCGCGACGTTGCCCGAGTGGGGCGCCGCGATGGGAGGTCCCGTAGCGGCCCTTCCCGCACACGCTGCAAACGATGTCATTCCGCCGGCAATCGTGAGCGGTGGCATCTACACGATTCCCGCGCTCGACGCTGGGTCGACCATCACGCTTCCCGCGGATGCATTGTCGGGGACCTACTGCTGGATCATCGGCGATGGGACCCTCAACGATCAGGCCGTGACCGTGCGCGACGCGACGGGACCGACCAACCTGACCACGGCGCTTACGGCGTCCAAGCGGCTGTGCGTGTTCTGTCTCAAGGTCGGCACGGCCTGGTACGCGAACGCCTACGTCAGCCCGTGACCATAGCCGATCATGGCCAATAAGCTTGCCATCACCCCGCTCGCTCTGACGACGATCGACGCGAGCGGGGAAGGTGCGTCCGCCGACATCGGCGAGCACCGATCCGCGGCGAAGCTCATGCTGGTCGTGGCAGCACTCGTCGGCACGTCCGTGGGTGTCGCTGTCCAGACGTCTCCGAACGAGACGTCCTGGCGCACGGTCGTTTCCTTCACCACGTCGGTCGCCGCTGGCACCGAGGAACTCGCGCTGGTCGGCCTCGACCGCTACGTGCGAGTCACCTACACGCTCGTCGGCACATCGGCGACGCTGCTGGTGACCGGTGCCGCACAGCAGCTCTTCGCCACGGAAGCCGACCTCGAGGCGCTGTCTCTCGGCGACGCGCTGGACGGCGCCGACACGCAGAAGCTCAACCGTGCTCTGATTGCGGCGAGCGGGACGGCCACCGGCTATCTCAGCAACCAATACGAGCTGCCCCTGGTGAGCTGGGGCGAAGACGTCACCAGCCACACCGCCTCGATCGCGGCGTATCGGTTCATGGTGTCCACCGGATATGCCCCGGAAGGCAAAGACGAACTCATCCGAATGAACTACGAGGATGCCATTCGTTGGTTCGAGAAGGTGAGTCAGGGCAAGATCAAACCCGATGACATCGTGGACTCGACTCCAACAGTTGAGGACGGTGGTGCGTTCGTTGTCACAAAACCACTGCGAGGCTGGTGATGGGCGGCGTAGTCGGAGACTTCGGCAAGGCACGGAAGCTCAGCGCCCAGTTCTCCAAGCTGAGCACCGCGTCGTGGAAGAAGGCCTTCGTTCAGAACCTCGCTGAGGAATACCGCGACTTCATGACCGACTGCTTTCGCCGAGGAGAGAGCCCCTACGGCGATCGGTGGGCACCGCTGAAGTTCCGGAGCTCCGCGAACGGCCGGGGTCAGAAGCCGCTGCTCAACTCCGGCATCATGCGCGGCGCGATCACGCCGATTGGCGTCTCGGCCACCGGATTCAGCGTCAGCGTCGGGGTCAAGTACGCCACGACTCACCAGTACGGTGCGACGATCCGTCCGAAGAAGGCCAAGGCCCTGCGGTTCCAGGGCGTGTCGTTCAAGCAGAGCGGCAGGGGAACGCGACGGCAAGGCGCCAGTCGCAAGGGCGGCGGATTCGTCTTCGTCAAGAAGGTGGTCATCCCCGCTCGCCCGTTCGCTCCCCTCAATGGCATGCCTGCCGAGCTCGACGCCCGTGCGCTCGAGGCGGCCGACGACTTCATGCGTGCACACTTCGGGGAGTGACATATGGGCGTCGAAATCGAGTACTACAGCCACGGGCGAACGCGATATCGCAAGCTCGGAGAGCCGCCCTACGAGCCGCCTCCGAAGGTGCCTCAGCCGTGGCACACTTGGGCTTGGCGTGTTGCCAGACTGCTGCTTATCATCGTCGGCTGGGTCATCGTCTACTTGCATCCGACGCGGGAGGCGCTCTGGGGCATGCTGGCGCTGGGGATGCTGGCTGCAGGCGTGTACATGTGGCTGAAGCAGGCGTGAGCAATGGCCAAGTGCGAACTCGAGCAGCTTATGGACGCTGTCGTGGTCGAGTTGGGCGTGAATGCCCCGCCACACGGCTTCGGGCGCAAGGAGCTGAACAAGCACAAGTCGCCGCCCTACGTCTGCTGGATCGCGGCCGATTCCGAGTTCACTGGGCCGGACATCGCGGGGGGCAATCCGCGCAAGCTGTGGGTCGAGAGCCAGCTCGTCGAGATTCACTGCTGGGCGAAAGACGAAGAGACGCTCCGGGCGATTCGGAACAACGAGATGGTCGCGCTGCAGCGGCACGCGTCTACGTCGATGACCCCGCGGCGGAGCATGCCTGTCGCCGAGTCCCAGGAATGGCTCAGTCGCGGCGAGGCCACGGTGCTGACGATAACGATCAACTGGCCCATCCGCGACGAGCTCGTCGAGACAACGACGCTCGACGGCTGGGTGTACGAAAGCGACTCGACCTCCGGCGACGGCTGGATCGAGCACGGAGAACCCTGATCATGGAAGAGAAGACCGAGACGCGCGTCGCCGAGCGTGACGCGAAGGCACCAGTGCGCAAGTCGCCAGAGGAATGGCGCAACACGAAGCCGACCCCGGCCTGGCTCTTCGCCGCGGCCGAGGCTCTCCACCGCTGGATCCGATCCGGTGTCCAGCTCACTGAAGCCGAATACGACAAGGCGATCAATGCCGCCAAATCCATGCCGATCCGTTGAGGTAACCGATGACACAGCAGACAGGCGTGCGCAATACGGTTCGCGACGGTGCGCTGGGCACTGTCCCGGCCAGCGTCGAAAACGTGATGGTGGTGTTCGGGGCATGCTCCGGCGGCACTGACGACGAGGTCTACTCGTACTCCGACAAGGACGACATGAAGGCTGCGCAGGGCTTCGGCCCGCTTGTGCACGCTGCGTCGTACTTGCTCGGCTCCGGCCCGATTCTCCTCGTGCCGGTCAACAAGGACGTAGTGGGGACAGTGGGGGCCGTGACGCAGTCCGGAACTGGCCCAGCGGTCACGGTGGCAGGCGCTCCGTATGACGCCTACCAGCCGACGGCGAAGATCACGAAGGCCGGCGCACTCGGGGTGGCGGAATTCCAGGTTACCCTCGACGGAGGCGACACCTGGTCGGGCGTCATTCAGGTGCCGGTCGGAGGGACCTACGCGATCCCGGACAGCAACATGACGCTCACATTCTCGGCCGGCACGTACGTTCTCGACGAGACTTACACCTGGCCGTGCACCGCGCCTGGCTTCTCCACCTCTGAGCTCAACGATGCCATCGACGCGTTCCTGCTCACTCCCCACCAGGCATCGCTTGGCCTGGTCGTCGGGACCCCCGCCGACGGGGCTGCGACTGCAGCCCTCGCCGCGGCATTGCAGGTCAAGCTTGCCTCCGCCGAAACATCGAAGCGCTACATGCGGTTCTTCATCGAGGCGGCGGACGACACCGACACGAACTTGCTCACCGCCACGATCAACACCGACGCGAAGCGCGTTGTGTGCGGCGCAGGATTCGTCGAGCTGTTCAGCGACGTCGACGGACGCTACTACAAGCGCAGTGCGGCGTGGGTGATGGCTCGGCGGGCGCTCCAGACAAAGCCGAACACCCACATCGGTCGCACCAAGGACGGGACGCTTCTCGGCATCACGAGCCTGCATCGGGACGAGCGCAAGACGCCCGGACTCGGCACCGACACTGGCCGATTCTGCGTCCTTCGGACCTACGTCGAGAAGGCGGGTGCCGGGTACTTCGTCGAGGACGACTACACGCTTGCCGCGCAGGGTTCGGACTTCTCCCAGCTCCGAAACGGTCGGGTGATGGACAAGGCTCTGCGCATCTCCGATGCCGGCCTCTGGGAGTATCTCCACGACGACTTCGAACTCGCGGCATCCGGCGCCCTTGCTGAGCACGAGGCGAAGGGCATCGAGGAGTTCATCAAGCAGATGCTCGAGGACGGCGTCGTCGCGGACAAGAACGCCAGCGCCGTCGCGTTCGTGGTGAACCGCGTCTACACGAACCGCACGCTCCGCTGCAAGACGCGCATCCAGATCAAGCCCGATGCGAAGTGGATCGAGCACGATATCGGCTTCACCCGCACCGTGAGCGAGTGATCGGAGGACACCATGGGATTCAACACCAACGGTCACGAGTACAGCTTCTCGTCGCTCCGGACCTCGGTAGGCAAGCTGCGCGGCGACTACATTTCCAGCATCGACTACGACGACGGCCTGGATGGTGCCGTCATCAAGGACAGCGATGGCAACCCGGTCGGGGCAACGAAGGGGGAGTACGAAGGCACGTGCTCGATCGAGTTCCACACTCGCTCCCACTACCAGGAGTTCTTCGATTCACTTGGCGATGCCCCGTACGAGCAGTTCTTCACGCTCACCAACTCGTACAGCGAAAAGAACGTCTCGCCTGTCATCACTGACACCATCCCCCGGTGCCGCATCAAGAAGCCCTCCGTGAGCGCGGCAAAGGGCAGCAACGAGGCAATCCCGGTCAAGGTCGAGCTCCTCGTTGCCGGCGTCATTCTCTGGAACGGAAAGCCCGGCGTCAGCAAGCGGGTCTGAGGAAACCATGCCGAAAATCGAAGAAACAACCATCGTTGAGCTGAAGAAGAAGTTCGGCGGCCGTCTCTACCTTCTGACCGACGAGGACGGCGACGACTACGTCGCCAAGGCGCCCACCGAGCCGGAGGTGGAGCGGTTCCTGCAGGACGGCGGGAACAAGGACGGCAACAAGCTCGACGCCTTCAAAGGCCTTGCCGCGACGTGCATCGTGTGGCCGGAGGACTTCGATCAAGTCGTGGTCGACTACCCGTTCATCGTCGTCACCCTCGGCAACAAGCTCGCCGAGCTCGCCAAGCTCCACGAGAAGGTGAAGGCAAAAAAACTCTGAACCGGTTCCACGAGGCGCGGTGGAAGCCGGGAGTTGCCGCTCGATGTCTGCGCGCCGCACGTCGCGACGAGGACACGATGGACGCTGACGTCGGATATCTGCTCGTCGCTGAGTTCTTTCACGCCGTTCGGATCAACCTACTCGAAGACTGACAATGGGCGCTCTCAGCTGGGCATTCGCTATCAGCGACCGGATGAGCGGCCCCGCTGCGTCCGCGGCCAAGGGCGTAGACAAGGTCACGGCGTCTCTGCAGAAGGCCGATAAGGCAACGAAGAAGTTCGAGGCGTCACAGGGGCGAGCTCGGGATGCTAACGGAAGGTTCGTCAAGGGTGGGGACGCCCTCGTTCCGACCGTTCCTGGTGGTGCAGTTGCCAAGCTGAGCATGTTCCAGCGCATGATTCAGGGCATTGGAAGCATTGGCGGCCCCAGTGCCGTCAACGCGGCAATGTCTCTGTCGCGCGCGCTGGTGTCCGTCGACAGCGCGGTCGGTAAGGCCAACGGCGTGCTGGGCATCTTTGGCACTTCGGTCGGCGGAGTTGGTTCCAAACTGGGCGGCGTCGCCAGTGCTGGAGCGATGGCCTTTGTGGGCGCCATTGCGGCTGTCACAGCTGCTCTCGCCGCAGCGGCAGCGGCGGTCGTCTACTTTGGCGCCAAGGCAGTGATTGCGTTCACGAAGTTTGGTATGCAGTCTCTCTCATTCCGAGAGAACGCCATGGTCGCCTTCGAGACGATGCTGGGCACGGCCGACGCGGCCGATCGGCTGTACGGCAAAGCGGTGGACTTTGCCGCGAAGACGCCCTTTCGCACGGACCAAATCGTCGGCGCCTACCAGAAGCTACTGGTGGGCGGGTTCAAGACCAACGAGCTCGAGACGATTATGAAGGCCGTGGGCGATGTCGCGGCGATGAAGGGGTTCGACGCCTCCAAGATGGATGAGATGATTCGCGGCTTTGCCAAGCTCCGCGGCATGGGGAAGCTCACCGGAGGGGTCATGGAGATGGAGTCGTTCCAGGGCATCGCAGGCAAGATCTACGAGCAGCTCGGCAAGGACATGGGCGGCAAGTCCGTGGACGCCGTCCGCAAGGCGATGTCGGATGGCAAGATCGACTCGGCCATGGCCGAGAAGGCTATCATCGAGGTCATTCGCACCACGTACTCCGGCGGCACCTTGGGCATGGCGATGGAGAAGTTCTCCAGCATGTGGACTGGTATTTGGTCCACGGCCACCTCTCGTCCGCAGGAGCTTTTCGAGGCCGCTGGCAAGAACGTGAAGGGCGGACTGGCAACCTACTTCAACGCGTTCAAGGACGCAGGGAAGTGGCTGGGAGACGCGCTGGATCCAAAGTCGGATTCGGGGCAGCGAGTGGTAGCGATCATCAACAGCATCGGAAAGGCGCTGTCGGACATGCTTGGCAAGTTCGACGCGAAAGAAGCGAGCGCGTCGTTCGACAGGGTTCTGACCATCGTCGAAACCGTTCTTCCTCTCATCGAAAGCTTCGGCAAAGGCTTCAAGGAAGGCTTGCTCTCGGGCCTCGGGCCGCTCATGAAAGCCTTCGACTCCATCGACGGAAAGAAGGCGAGCGACATTGAAAAGACCGCCGAGGCGTTCAGGATCTTGGGAGAAGCGCTGGGGTTCGTTGTGGGCGCCGGTGCCACCATCTCCGCCGCGTTCGTTTCGGTGGTTGCCCAGATTGCCTACCTGCCAGGACGCATCACGGTGTTTGCCTCCGAATTGGTCGACACCGTGACAGGTATGCCAAGCCAGGTTCTTGGCGTAGTCATGGGCTTGGCCGGGCAGATGTTTGCAGCCGGTATCAGTGTCCCCTTAGGGCTAGCCGACGGCATTCGAGCTGGCATTGGAATGGCTGTATCTGCGGCCACCGAGATGGCGAACGCTGTGCTCAACGCGACAAGAGTGGCTCATGATTCGCACTCACCATCGAGGAAGTTCCACGAGCTTGGAATGTTCGCTG